CGGCCACAGAATTAGCCCAGAAAAACTGGATGGACCACCACAAGCCAGAGAATTACGATTCAATAGAGGAATACCAACAGGCAGCGTTTTCTGATGGTGTGGTTAATCCCCTGTACGGAAACCAAACAGCGGAGAAGATTAAAAACATCTATGGCGTAAAGACTATGCCAGACCAGGACAACGTAGCTGAACGAGCACTGCATGCAGCTGCAACCAAGAAGCGGGAAATCAACAGGGATGCGTTCGAGAAAAGCCTGGCTTACTTTGGCGGCAGCATGGAGGAGTACGATAAGTGGCACAAGGGCCTACCTGAAGATAAGCGAAAAGCTGTTTATGACTGGGAGACTGCTTTGGCTGCACTGCAGGGTGGAGAGGGGCAGGGGCAGGAAACGCTTAAGCCTTACGAGAAATACAATGCCGCCATTGAAGCTCCTGATGTTGTTTCTGATGCGGGGTACTACTCAGGCATGGATGAGTCTGGAATGTTTGATTCTTCCTTTGAGTTTCTTACGCCCACTCTTCAAGGCCCATCGATGGCAGAAGTTCAAATGGGTTACCCTGATATATCCGAAGAGCAGGCGGCTGGAATGATTACCATGCCATCTCCTGAAGATATAACAATGCTTCCTCGAGAAGATCTGGGCTATCACTTCGATATGGTAAACGCTATGCAGAGGCCACCTGTATCAGGGCCAACCATTACCGGGCCAACTATGCCTTCGCCAGAAGATATCTACGTGGGCCCGAACCGAGTAGGCATGCCATCTGTAGAGGATATTTACGTGGGCCCAAACCGGGTAGGTATGCCAGCAATGGAGGATATACAGATTGGGCCAAGAGATGAGATGATGGCAAGCATGAACCCTGGAGAGGCTGCTCTTGAGAATTTTCAGCAGGCTGAACCGACAGAGGTGCAAAGAGGCAGGCCCCGATACTCCAAAGGCAAGCAGGCGCGAAAAAGAGCCAAGCATCAGGAGTTTCTTGCGAAACGAGCAGATGCAGAGTGGGAAGAAGCTTCGGCCATGAATGACCAAATGCTTGCCCAGCAGGCTGCGGAAGCACCCACAATGAGCATGAACCCCGAAGACATGATGAGCCGATACGCAGACCCTGCAGTTGATGCAGCGCCTGACGGAATGTTCAGCCAAGAAACGGCGCCACTGTCTCAGATTCAAGACCAAGTTATGGCAGCTCAGTCGCCCGATGCAGGCTCCATAAGCTCTACCGGCGAAAAGAAAACAAGGCGACGACGACGACGAGAGTCCAAGGGGTTCAGAGCGCACCAAAGAAGAAAGATGGATGATACTCTTGCCAGAGCCCACGACAGAGAAGCAAGGGAACTAGGCCTAGAGTTTGGGGCGCCGCCTGTCGATCCCAGTATGCAGTTTGGACCATACGCAGAGTTTGGCGAACCAACCGTTTTTCCGGCAGGTTATGACCGCAGCCTTGGGTATGTTCCCCTGCCCCAGTTATCTCCAGAGCTACGAAGAGCGCAGACAAGAGACAGGCTAAGGGAAATGAGGCTGCAGCCCACAGTGCCAAGCCCCCAGGGGGGCCAGCCACCGTTTGACCCGGGAGCAATCCCAACCAGCGACATAAGAAGACAGCTGCTAATGCGTCAATTAGACAGAGCAGGAACAGGGAGATACTGATGCCATACAAAGATTCAATCGGACAGCCAGCCGGATACGGCGTAAGCAATCCTCACGGACCATTGCAGGCAGAGGATATGTTTGAAGATGCGGTTATCCATGAGCACGTAGGAAACCCGCTCACTGATGGCGAGGCATATGAAATGGAAATGGGACCAGAAATGGGTCAGATTCCAGGGCAAATGCCAATGGGTGAAATGGGACCAGAAATGGGTCAGATTCAAGAGCAAAGCATGGACCCGGCTGACGCTGGCGCTATGATGCGTGAGCGCTTGCGTAAACGGCAAGAGCAGTTGAATAGTGCATCGATGCGATTTATGGAAGTAACACACGAACTTAACAAGTGAGGGCAAGATGCCTGAAGAAACCAAGAGCGTTGATTTTGCCGGTGTCATTGATGGCTACACTGAGTCAGACAGGTATGACCCGACCGAGGAAGACAAGGAGCTTTCATCGAAGCTCAAGGACTGGTTCACTCAGGCTCACGAGTCCAAGCAATACTATGAGCGAGACTGGGAGCTTTACCGTCTTTACCTTAAGGGTGACCAGCTAGTTGTCCGACATAAGGATACTGGTGAGATTGTTCGCCTTACAGCTGAAGATTCTAAGCGGCTTCGCAGCGTGAACAATGTGCTTCGTCCTACAGCTCGTTCTCTTGTGGGTAAGCTTACTCGAACTGTCCCTACCTGCACCGTGCTCCCTGCTACGTCTGACTTTGAAGAGCAACATGGGGCAAGAGCTGCGTCTGGGTTTCTTCAGTACTTAAGGCGAAAAGAGAATCTGGATGTTAAATATCTGGATGTAAACAATAAGCTGCCATGGGCAGGTAACTCTTTTATGCAGGTATCATGGGATAATTCTGCGGGTGAAGATATCGCTTACTGTGAGATATGCGATTACTACGAGTACAGTCATGACTCGGTAAACCAAGAATGCCCACAGTGTGCCGCGCAAAAAGAAGCTGAAGCCGACATGATGGCTGAACGTGAGGCGGCTATTGCATCTGTTCAAATGCAAGATGCAGCGTCTGGGGCCATTCCTCACCCGGTAGAGCTGCCTGACCCAGCAGACTTACAGATGGGACCATTGCCCTACGATGCGCCTACGCCCCCGCTTATCCCGGCAAATGAGGGAGATATTAAGATACGGGTGCGTGACCCAAGGGATGTGTTTATAGATCCCGGTGCTGAATCACTGGAGCAAGCACAGGTAATATGCCTGCGTGAAGTTGTGCCCGTATCAGAAGCTCGAGCAAGGTTTCCTGAATTCGGAAACATTATTCAGAGCGAGGGAGACATCCAGTCAGACCGCACGGCAGAGCTTCGATACAACAGCATCGACACCTACGGGAACGTTGAGCGTCTGGATGACCACTGCTTTATTTATGAGTTCCACGAAAAGAAAACCCCGCAGTATCCAAAGGGCCGATGCATCTTCATGATTAACGACCATGTGGTCAGAGAGATGGAATCTCCCTACTACATGTTTGACCGGTTCCCCATCTTTCACTTTATGTTCGATAAGAACGATGGTGAGTTCTGGGGCGAACCCTTCCTCGCCCAATCATGGCATCGGCAACGTGAGATTAATCAGGTCGAGACCCAAATCAGAGAGCACGTAGAGCTTCTGCTAAGGCCTAAGTTTTTCAAGGCTATCGGCTCAAGAATCACAGCAGACGAGCTAACTGCCACATCTGCACAGGTTGTTACTTACAACGCAGCGGCTGGCCGAAACTACTTCGAAACCCCGCCACCGGTCCCACAAGATGTCTTTCGACGCAACGCGCAACTGGCTGCAGATATTCGACAGCAAGCAGCGGTAACCGACCAAGAGGCAGGCATCACTATGTCCGACCCGAACGGTCGAGCTATGGCAATTATTGAGGCTGAAGCTGACCAGCAGGTTGGTCCAATCATCATGCGCAACAACTCTGAATGGAAGGAAATGCACCGCGCTGCGTTATTGCTTGTGCAGTCATACTATCATCCAGATAGAAAGTTTACCGTTATCGGCCCTGATGGAATGCAGACCTACTCGTTTGATGCAATCCAATTATCTCCTGGGTTTGATATTCATCTAGAGCAAGAAGATGGTTTAAGTCGAAACCCTGCAGTTCGAATGACCCAGGCAATGGACCTGCTAAATGCCGGCGTGTTTATGGATATGCAAACAGGACAGCCTGATATGAAGGCGTTTATGCGGCATGCAAAGCTTCGGTTGCCTCAGTCAGGGTTTGATGCTGAATCCACTGAGAGAGCTGTAGCTAGCCGAATTCCCTACCTTATTGAGGGTGGGCAGACCCATTATCCATCTGTTGAGGATGATCCATTTATCTTTGCAGAGGAGCTTCTTGGTTGGCTGCGTGGCCCGGGCCGACGTGCGTCCGACGAAGTCAAGGAAATGGTTCGACAAGTCTGGATGTTCTACACCGCGTGGGCATCTCAAGGCATGCCTCCTGGTGAGGTTGAGGGCATGGGCGGCGGCATGGGTGGGCCCGGTGTCGGCGGTCCAGACCAAAGCGCCCCAGGCGGAACCATGAACAGGCCAGGCAGAATCCAGGAGCCGGGAAGATCTGGCAGCATTGGGCAAGAAGCCGGTCAACAGGTTGGTTTAGCCGACAGACAGGCAGAGCAAACTGCCAGGGTGACCGCTAACCGCGAAGGTTAACGCCTGTATACGTGTATCCATTGGGCAACTCCCATACACATTTAGACTCCATGTGTTGACACAAACTGTATCCAGTTGTTTAATTGGACTGCAATTTGTGGATTGCACCGAGTCGCGCCGTAAGCGCTGTAGTTGATTCACGAAGGGCACCTGTTCGTTTAGCAAAACGTAATTTGCAAAGAAAGAGGATTGAGATGGCAGATGTTTCAATGGGTAATGTGGATGCTCTTAGTGACAACGAGGGGTTTCCATTAGAGGGTGCTGTTGATGATTCGGCGACTCACGACTTCTCTGAGTTTCAGGGATTAAGTGATGAGCTAGGAGAAGCGGCAGGATTTGAAGAAACAGAAGTCGAGGATGAGCTAGGACAAAACCTTGCCGACGAGCCAGGGATTGATAGTTCTTCTTTTGAGGGCGAAGAGCCAGAGCCAGAGGAAGCAACGGCCCCAGGTTCTCGAGCGCAAAAGAGAATTCAATCTTTAGCAAATCGCAACAAGGCACTTGAGCAGCAAGTCCAACAACAAAACCAGTATTTCCAGCAGCAGCTTGCGCAAATGCAGTATCAAATGCAGCAGCAGGCTAAAGGCGGAAATAATGATGCAGTTGCCCGGCAGCTTCAGTTGCAACAACAGCAGCTTGAAATGCTTTCAAGGCAGAAGCAGAAAGAGGAGTACGGCAACCTAAGTCCTCTTGAGCAGCTTAAGGTGGATATCCTTAAAGAGGCTAACTCCAAGAGCAGCTCATTAGCTGAATCACAAATCGCAGCATTGCGACAAGAGATACAGCAGGACAAGGCGGCACGGCAAAAGCAGCAAGAGGAGGCAGAGCGTAAAGCTCGGTATGATTATTACAATCATCAGACTTCAGTTGCTACTAACCAAGTTCTTCTTAATGGTTTTGAGAAAGAAGCAGTCAAACATCTTTCCAATGATGCGGAGGAGATGGTTTTGGCGATGGCAGGTGCTTATGGGATCGAACCCAAAGATGCAGCTGTCCGGTTAAAGAAATACCTGGACTCTTATGCGAATGCCTCAATGGCTGTTCGCTCTAAGACCAAAGGTAAGAAAGTAAGACAAAGCCGGGCGGTGCCACGGCCAGCAGCGGGTGGGCGTCGAAAGGCAACAAAAGGCATGGGAATGCCGACGTTGGCCCAACTGAAGAAGGCAGGGTTCGACAGTCACATAGATTGGATTGCGGCTAATGAGCCGGCAGTCTAGAGGAGTCAATTATGGCAGGTGTTAATATTGGAAACGTAGGTCTTACGTTTACCCGTTTTTTGGACGGTGTAGTTGAGACCCTTAATCATACTTCAAAAGCACGTTCACTGGTTCGCCAGGAGGACAAGTGGACTGGTTCTCATATTGAGGGCAAGATCCACACAGCACGTAGTACCGCTATTGGTTACGTTGAGGATGGCGGTGCCTTCCCTGTAGCCGACAAGCAGGACTATGCAACTTATCAGGCAACTCGTAAGTTTACCGTTGGCTCCGTCCAGATTACTGACGGTGCAATGGCAACTGCGGCCAAGTCTCCGAACGTAGCACGCGATGTTGTTACCTCTGAGGTTAAAGGCCTGATGAACA